CAAATCATACGAAGATCTTGAGCGTCGTTTGAATCTTGTGCTAGGTATCAGCGCACGTCCTGCTCCCCGTCCAGTTGATGAGTCCTTCGAGGATGAGTCTGAAGGTCGTGGTAGTTTCAACGCCCCTCCTTTAGTCGTTGACAATCAACTGGTTGATGGTCACCATCGTTCTCCTGTCAAGCAGGAAGCAGTTGTAGATGACGATGATGCCCTGTCCTACTTCGCACGTCTTGCTGAGGAGTAATATGGGAGCTGAATTCTTGGCAATGCCTGACACTCTAGCGATGCTAGATGGAGCAGTTGGAGCATGGAATTCTATGAGCTACGGGGAGGGGTTTCTCTTCTCCCTTTGGGTCGTAGGAATGTATTACATCAAACTTCGTATGGATAAATTCATTAAGTGAAGAAAGTGTTTGAGGTTCTCTTTCATCCAGTTACAGTTTTAAACTTAACTTTTGTTGGATCCTTAGGATTGATTCAGGTAGTCCACACCAAAGCACACCTTACTATAGAAACAGATGTTCATGGTCATGTGCATCGAGCACTGAAAAAGAATCCAGAGTTGGCACGATCAGCTTGTTATGAACTTAACTAATGAAGAAAAAAGAAATGATCGAGGCACTACAAAAGCGTCTCGATCAGGTGGAGGCAGACAACCTAGTTCTCCTCACACGAATAGCAAAACTAGAGACGAAATTCGATAATCAAATCTGTGAAAAGTGAAAAAAATTCTCCGCCAATTTTTTGGTGAAAAAAGTCAACCAGTTTTCTTTAGACGCTGACTAATATAGTTGGTGTCTTTTTTGTATAGATTTTGTTTTCTGAAATCATCTACAAAAGATTGTAAGTATTGTTTTTTAAGAAGATATATTTCTCTCTTCTTATCATTTTCTTCTTGATAATATTCTGCAACGGTAATGGGACTACAAATCTCATTGCCGTTTTTTAATGTCATGGCACCATTGATATTTAATTTATGCTGTCCATTGTAAAATGTTTGATCAACATGCAAACCAGCAGCATAGTGTCCTATCGATTGTTTGATTTCGTAATGATTGATCTGACTATATGGATCATCAAATTCTTGCTCTAATACTCTATAGAGTTCATAGTTATTCATTGGCCAATCATACTGTGCATTGACCATGTTGTTAGTCAAAAGAATTACCCAATCATAAAATTGATTTCCGTAAAAATTCCTAGCTAAAATATCTGGACGTTCTCCATCTTTGATTGCATACTTTTTAAAGTAAACAACATTAGAAAAGATATCATCATTGATTTTATATCTACGAAAAAAATTCTTCGCGACTGTAAAATCTGATGTTGAAAAAGGAGAGTTGATTGGTTTCTCGTCGTAAGCGAGATCTGGTATGATTGAAAAATACATTATCGAACAGAACCTGAGATAACTTCTTCTGCAAAGTTGATTTTTGTTTCTTGAAAATTAAGTGTTAATTCGATGGCAACAGGTTGACCATCATCTCTATATGTAGCATATGCTCCATCAGGAGTGTAATTTACACTTACTTCAGTAACAGCTAACATTTTATATCTTGGAAGAACTTGATGTTCATTTGCTCCACGCATAAAAGAAACTCTACAAAGATTTGGTACACCAATAAACGCAGATACAATTCCCTCGTTTACCATTTTGTCTGGATCATTAAATCCCATTACTTGTCCAGGATCACGGCGTGGTAAAGTACATGCTTTAAATATTTGTACAATTCGATTAATCTCTGTAGATTCACCCGCATTTCTTGGAACTAATTTGAATTTTAAAGCAAAGTTTCTCATGTCAACACTTTGGAACATCAATTCAGTATTGGGATTCATGATTGCCCCTGATATGCCACCAAAAATATCATCTTTAGTAAGTGAATCACCACCAGCTGCTTTAACACTTTTCTGTAAAATTGCAGCAGCTGTTAGACCAAGAGCTCTTTGCGCTGCACCACTAAGTGTACCAAAACCCCCAGCAATTTTGTTTAATGCCCCTGCCTGACCTGCCGATGTTAAAATACCTGCACCAGTCGTACTGAATGCTTTACCACCCCAATTACCTCTAAAACCAGTAGAAATATCTTCTGGCATATACATTATGATAGATGGATAATCCTCTCCAGCATCGTCATAATCTTGAACTTGATTGTAATCAATTTCCTGATTAAAGTAACTTCCTAAATTATCCTCTTTAACGTTTAATGATGGAACATCATTTTGAAATGAATTCACACCAAACCCACCCAATCTTGTACCCGATTGTATACCCGTTCTATTTCTTTGTCTAAAAGGTGGATTGTATTTTTTAAATTGAAACAATACATAATCACTATTCTCACCAATAGTCTGAGAATTTGGATATTTTAGAATACCAGAAGATGAATAATTTTGATCTGGTTTATCAAATGATCCGAGTCTAGTTAAAGCCTCGAATTCTGAAGGAGTCACACCTGCAGCTGCCGCTTCCGCCTTCGCGCCATCGATTTCTGCCTGAGACTTCTTTTGCTGTTCATCAAGTTGTCCTCCTGTTCCTCCCCAAGCCATTATTTTGCCATCTCCTTAGATTGTGGTGTTCCGTATCCTTTCACTAGTCTTTGACCTCGGATTTTATCATAGAAGTTCTCATCAGTATCTTTCCATACTTCAGATTTATCTATTGGAAATACCATGCCATTAACATTTTTTACAAAATCTTCTGTTGGTAATAGGATTGCAGTATCCCATTCACTTGAAGATAGATCTAGGTATAACCCTTCTACATGTGGACTTAGGTATTTATGGAAACATCTCTTAGGAATGTCAATTCTTCCTTGCATTAATTTTTTAGTAGCTATAATTCTCTTCTTTGGTGACAAGTAATGTAGGTTAGCACCCCAAAATTCAGTTTTACCTGCTGCTTTGATTACATACACTAAAGGAAACCTATCATAGTAAGGAAGATACTTCATCTTTGCCTTATACTCAAACATATAAAGGTGTCCTGCTACTGTGTATCGACGCAATTCATTTGCATCTTGTTCATCAGCAGCGCCTACTCTGTCACTCTTTTCATTTAATATATACTTACTAAAATTTTTCTTATAACTACTAGCTTCTGATTTCACTGCATTTCTATACCATGCAAGTGATTTTTTTTCTCCGTTTGTTTTAGCGGAGACTTTTTCAAATAATGTTTTGTATCCTGGTTCTTTATTTACGTTGTTGCGCTGTATAGCGGCGAATCCTGTTGTCATTTGTCATACTCCTAAATGATCCTCGGTTAATATTAAGAAGTTCATCTGCCTATCTTCACAATATTCACGAGCAGCAGACCATTTAGTTTGGTTCTTTGCGTATGTTAATACAGCATTACGATATGAGGCAGTTCGTTTATTTTTCTCATTCGGTGGTTGTGTTTGTTTTTTGGGTTTTACTTCAATAATATACTTCGCAAGATTACCAGACTTTTCACGAACTTTGATATAAAAGTCTGGATAGTATCGCCTCACCTTACCATCAGGAGCTCTGTATGGTATAATAATCTCTTCACTTCCCCACTGTAATATTGAAGGGTTATTGTCACAGAACACCATGAACTTACGTTCCCATAGCGACCTGTAAACAACGTTTGTCGGGTTGCCACGGTACTTCTGAGGGTTTTTAGGTTTAAAATACCCAGAGTACGCCATAAATATAAATGATCCAACATAGGTATTTAGCGTGGCAGCGGGAATTACTTCATTTTTATCTCAGGTCAGTCGTCAAGGCGGATTCTCGTTTAGTAATAATTTTCTGGTGGAAATAAAATCTTCTCAGGAGGGTGCTAACCCATCTGATCTATTCGATCCTAATTTGTTAGAGATCTTTTGTGAAGAAGCACAACTGCCTAACTCAAATACTGCAACTGGAACACAAATTGGATTAGTCACTGGTCTTGGTTCTGTAGATTATCCACACACAAGAGTGTTTACAGAATTTTCTCTTACATTTATGCTAGATGCTAACTTAAATATTTTGAAAAGTTTGAATGAATGGTATTATGGTATTATTGGTCAAGAGAATAATGTCTCAGGAGGAATTCCAATATCTCCTGATAGAGTGATGAGAGTCGGTTACAAAGATGACTATGTGTGTGACATTTATATTACAAAGACAGAGGCTGGAAAAGATTCTTCTACTGAGAGAAAACCATTGACTTATGTCATGGAGAAAGCATGGCCATACCAAATTGATGCTATCCCACTTCAATTTGGATCCTCTCAAATAACAAAAGTAACTGCACAATTTAAATACGAAAGACATTATACTATAGCAAGAGATATTAGATCAGCTCCTCAAATTACTAAAGGTGATGGATTGGGTCCCTATGAAAGTGTTACTCCTCTTACAGATGAGCAACGATTAGAGAACTTTAAGAGGGAAGTAGCTGTGACTGGTAATAAAAATCTTGCGAGACGAATGGTGAATGCCTTCCCCATGGATCAGTAGGGTCAAATTGCAATTTTCAATTCCATGAAAGTGGGAAAAAAATTCCCGATATTTTTCGTCTGAAAAAGTCGCTAAATATAAATATGACCTTGGAGTTAATATAATGGCGTTGCCACAAGTTGTTCTCCCAACTTATGAGTTGGAAATTCCTTCTAATGGGAAAAAATTGAGATATCGTCCTTTTGTTGTAAAAGAAGAAAAGGTACTTCTAATAGCTTTAGAAACTCAGGATGAAAAAGAAATTGAAAAAGCTGTCAAATTTCTCTTAAAGGGTTGTATTCAGTCAAGAATTAAACTTGAGGATTTAGCAATGTTTGATTTGGAATATATTTTCCTTCAAATTCGTGCTGTATCTGTTGGTGAAATTGTACAGATGAATGTAACTTGTAAAGATGATGAAAAAACGCAAGTTAAGTATAATCTGAATCTGACTGAGGTTAAGGTTAA